TGGTCCTTGGGGTTGGGGAATGGGGGAAAGGGCCAGCTCATTGCATCTTCTCCTGTGCTGCGTGCGGGTCCATGTGCATCATCTGCTGGAAGTAAATGGCGAACGATGCGCGGGTGTCGGCAGGGAAGGGCATCTGGTTTACACGGTGCATGGCCTCCTGCATGGCGCTGTTCCAGCCAGACAGAAACACGAACTTGGCTGCATCGGTGGGCTTGAGTCCGAGGTCACCGTACAAACGGTCGTAGTGGTCTAGTGCGTTCATTTGCTTTCCTTTTTTGAAATCATGCCTGTGCCAAAGCCAGCCAGCATGCAGCCAAGACTCGACACGACGATGTTGTCGGACAACGCCAGCATCACGCCAATCATGAAGATGGGGAAGCTGTAGTCGACTCGAACCTTGGGTTTTGTGTAGGGGCCGAACATTGCCGGGTACACACAGAATGCTGGACCGTCACCCTCGGGGACGTATATCTCAGCCTCGTCGTTCATTAGAATATTTGTCATGCTTTTTCTCCTGTTGCTTTGGCGATGACAACGAGCGCGTTATGCAGCGCCACTGTTTCACCATCCAGTCGGCCAGTTGCAGCATCAACCATGTCGCGCAGCGCGTTCAGCAGATCAGGCGCTGCGGCGATCAGGCGGGCGTTGGCTGCTGCTTCTTGGACTGATCGCTCAGGCTGACCTACGCGTAAATGCAAAGCGACAGCCACAAGCTCATCGTCACTGTCTCGCACATCATTGAATTCACGACCTGTGTGATGCCATGGTCCCGGTGTGTGTTTAATTGTCATTTTGTACTCCTTTAAATGTACAGAGAAATTATTGATTACATTTTTAGATTTCACGAATGGGTTTTTGAAATCTGATCGGACAACTTGACCTGCCTCCATAATTTTCAGCAGCCAGAACTTTTTGACTTTGCATTTGGCTGGGCAAATTGGTTAAGGGTAGGGGTTTTCACCTATACAAGAAAATCCGGCCAGAAGATCAAGCCACCACATCGCAGGGGTCTGGATCGGCGGCGCGGCGGCGGCGCGGCGCGGGCTTGGCGGCCACGGGTGCAGGCGGGACCGTGGGCGATTTGCGCAGCTGATACAGGGCCACGGCTTCGCGGGTGATTTTGGGCAGCGGTGGCGGCGGTAGCAGGGCGGCCGCGTGCAGGTCAGGCGCCACGGTTTCGACGATGGCCAGCACGGCCAGCAGGCGGGCGGCCACGGCGGGCGGTGTGCGGGTCCCGTTTTGCCACTTGGTCAGGGTGTGCACGGGCACGCCTAAATAATCGGCCAATGCTTGGGTGCTCAGGTTCAGGCGCTGGGCGATGGCGGCCAGCTGGGCGGGGGTTACTTTTTCGGGTGTCATGGTTCAGGCTTTCAGGGGGTCTAAAAAAGCCCCTAGGCGCGGGCCTAGGGGTGGCGGGTTACTCGGTCACGATGTCGCGCACGGTGGCCACGGCGGCCGCTGGGTCCGGTGGCCGGTCCACGGCTCGGGCTATGCGGTCGAGTTGGTCACGGCGCAGGCTCAGGCGGTCGGCCATAATTCGCAGGTGGTGGCCTTCGCAGGCGTCAGCGGCGCGGATTAGCTCGGCGTCAGTCAATCGGGCGTCAAAATAGGCCATCAGGTGCGGGCCTCAGCTCGGCCGCGCTCGATCAGGGCGCGGGCGTCCGCGATGTCGCGGGGGTGTTCGCTCGATAGCATGGCGCGGAGTACCTCGGCGCGGGCGCGTGCGGCGTCCACGGTCTCGGCCTTCTCATATCGGCGGCCAGCCTCAATATATGCGTGCTCGGTGTGGTTCATTGGGTCACCTCGCGCACGGCCTCGATGGTCCAGTCGTCATTGTCTTGCGCGGGGGTAAAGTCGCCCCCGTCCATGTCATGGGCGATGCGCTCGGCCTCTTCTTGGGTCTCGGCCTCAATTTCGGCGGTGCAATAGCTCACATATGATGCGGTTATTTTGTAGGTTTTCACAGTGTGCCCCCTTCGATGTCGAATAAATCAAAATCTTGGCCAATGATGGCCAGCGCTTCAGCGGCCGCGCCGGTGCGGTGGCGGTCGGGCATGCCCGCGATCTCTTCAAGGGTGGCCACGGCCAGCCCTAGGGCACGTTGTAGCGCGTCGATGCGTGCGATCAGGGCGGCGCGGTCGGTGTCGCCTGCGAAATAGGCTAGGCGCTCGGCTTCGGTGGTGGTCAGGGTTTGGTGTGTCATGGTCTCAGGCTTTCAAAATCGGAATTACTCGGCGGGCTTTGGCGTCGGTCACGCGGGCGCGGCTCCCGTGGGCACGGAACCCAATGATCACGCCACGGTCAGCGCGGGCGCATAGTCCACAGGTCGCGCAGGTCACCCCCTCCCGAGTTTGGGCAGGGCATACGATGATTGTCCGGCCCGCTGGGGTGTAGCTCTTCTCGGGGGTGTCCATGGGCACGATGGCGGCCACGGGTCCACAATCGGCCTCGGCCAGTTGGTCAGCCTCGCCCGCGTCGTCGGCGCTCAGGTTTACAGTAAACCCCCAGCGGGTGGCATGGGCGGCCCACGTCAGGGCCTCGGCGCTCTTTTTGTGGGTGTACGTGAACCCACGGCGGCCAATATTCGCGGCCACTATTTCACCCAGCGCGGCCGCGTCGACGGTCTCCCCCTCGCCTGGTAGGTCCCCGGCTACATTGTGGCGCCACAGTTGGCCATCAGGTAGCGCGGCCACGGCGGCGCATAGGGCCTGCAGGTCTCCCCCGCGCTGGGTTACCTTATCCCACGTCATGCGGGTGTAGTAGTCCTCCGCATAGCAGTCGGCGCGATAGTGTGGGCAGCTGGGCGGGCAGGTCTCGCGCTCGGAGTACGTCACGGGAATTGGGCCGGTTTTCGAGTTGGCCGATACTTTTACAAAGTGATAACGCGGTTTCATGCTTTGGTCCCTTCTCTGATTTGCTCGGCGGCTTCTTTCAGCATGCATACACCGCCTGCTTTTGTGTAATAGTCGTCGGCTTTTGGAAATAAACCGGACCCAGCGGCGCGGGGTGTCAGCCGGTCCCATTCAGCCAGCGGGATATCATTAAAATGCGGGTGTGTCGATGCTTTAATCCTCTCGGCCCCGATGGCTTGAATTACTAGGTATTTCGTGCCAGCGGTCACAAATTGGGCGTAATATTCGCGATGCGTGCAGGCACCGGCCATATATTCCTTGCGGGTTATCATTATGCAAACCTCCCGCGTGCGATGTCCTCCGCGCGGTCCGCGTCGAAATATAGGCCGCGAATCATTAGATTTTCAGCGCCGAAAACCTTCGCAGCGCCACAGTGTGGGCAGTCGTCGCGCTCGGCGTCAGGCTCTACCCCGTCCACGGTTTCCCCGCAGCTCAGGCAAAAACCGGCGGTGTTGTCCCCTTCGATAATTTCAGTCAATAGGGCGTCGCTGGGCATTAGTTGAATGTGGCCGCTCTTGGCGCGGTATTGTTTGACGTGGTCCATGGTGTTAGGCTCCGATGTGTTTTACGATCAAGCGGCCGGCAGGCACGCCGGTGCGGCGGGTGATTTCCAGCTCGTGGGCCATATCTTGGCCGCCGGTGCGGCCGATCCAGCCACGGCCCACAATGCCCCATCGGGTGCGCTCAATTGTGATTTGATTCTCGCCCCATGTCAGGATCACAAAATCAGACCCAGCGGCCACGGCTTTTCGCAGCGCGGCCCGAATTGTGGTGATGCTGGGCTTTTTGGTGTAGTTGATCTCGGTCATTACTTGGCCCCCTTACGTGCACCCACGCGCACAACCGAGTAGGGCATGCCGGTCTCGGTGAATTCGTGAATCAGCGCCTCAGTGGCTCCCAAGTGCTCGGCCAGCGCCCGCCAGTTGATCAGCTCACGGCCCACGCAGTGGCTCACGGTGGCGCGGAATAGGTCCCCGCTGATCTCAGGCTCACCGGTCAGGATCAGGTCGGCTTTTAAGCTCTTTTCTAGGTTTTCAAGCTCGGCCAGCTCGGCTTTCAGGTGGCCGAGGCGGTCGACGATCTGGGCGGGTGTGAATTCGTTTTTCATGGTTTCCTCTTTTACGGTTACGGGTTACAGGGTCAGGGGATGGGGTCAGGCGGGCACGAATAGCACGCCGAAATAGTGCAGGATTAGCACGGCCAAAATGGCCCCGAGTATCGCGCCTGCGAAATACTCGTAAAAGCCGGTTTTGTAGGGCAGCGGCTCGGGGGTGAAATTCTCGCGGTGTGGGTTATTGTCGTGCATGGTCTCGGCTCCTTAAACAATAAACTCGGGGTGGCGTTGGCATCCAATATCAGCGGCCACGCGGGACAATTCGATTTTGCTTTTGTTGGTGCGTGCGGCGCGAATCATGGCAGACAGTGCACGGGCGCAAAAGTCAAGCCCGAGGCCAGCGGCGTGCATGGCTTTGATCTTGGCAACTTCTTTAACTTCTGATTTGTTCATTGTGGGCCTCTTACGGTTACGGGTTACAGGGGCACCGGTTTGCCGGTGTGCCTACAGTATAACGCAAAACAAACCCATTGGGTTAACTTGTCAAGCATTTATTTTGTAAGTGTTTACACTAACCCAATGGGTTAAGTCCCAGCGATACCCGCAGGCGGGCAGCGTCACGCGCGGCCACGGCCTCGGCCTTCGATGCAAACCGGCCCAAGTGCACCACGCGGCCATTGTGTCGGATGGCGGCTTGATGGGTTTTGGCCACGCGGGGCAGGCGGGCCACGCGCTCACCGGTTCGCAGGTAGTGCAGGACCAGCGCGGCCGATACGGTGCGGCCTTCGAATTGCACGCGCTCACCGGTTCGCACGATGCACGCGGGACCGTGCGAGTAAGTCAGGCGGCGGCACAAGTGGCCATTGTGCTCGATCAGCTCGGTTTCTAGCAGCACGGGCGGCGCAGGCTTGGCCACGCGCTGGGCGCTGGGCTTTGGTGGCCGTGGTGCAGGTGTGGCCGTGGTGCTCGGTGTGCTCGGCTCCAGCATATCGCGCAGCTGGGCGTCAGTCATGCATTCGAGTAAATCAAAGTCAGCGCCGGTTAAGTTGTAAACGGCGTCCAGTAATTCGTCGCGGGTCATTGTGGCGGGTTTCATTGTGTCAGTGCTCCATTGGTTCAGGTGTTAGCATGTTAGCACAATTCCTGCAAGGGTGTGACAATGTGACTGGGGCGGGGGGTAATGGGTGCAGGGTTTTCGGTTTTCTTGTGCTGTTAAAAAAGTCGTATAAACAACCCCTCCCGCGCGGAGTCAATTCGTCACAGTTGCCACGGAATCGACGCTAACACGCTAACATTTACCCCACGGCTCAAGGAATCGACGCTAACACGCTAACGCTTAACCCATTGGGTCCGTGGTGCAGTTAACCCGCTGGGTCGGTGTCACAGTTGGCAAGGAATCAACGCTAACATGCTAACCGGCCACAGTGCACCAGATAACCCGCTGGGTCGATGCTAACCCAATGGGTCGCGGGTGCTGGGTGGCCGTGGTGCAGTGAATCAGGGGCAGCGCCTGCAGCCTGCAGCTGGGCGGCCGGTGTGGCCGTGGTGCTCGGCTCCCGTGGTTCAGGCCTTGATCTGGGCGGCCGCGCCTTCTGGTGGCCAGTAAAGCAAGAGCCGTGCCAAGGGGTGGGGGGACCCCAAGCTCTGCGGCGAGCTTTGTCTGGGGTGGTCACCCGGCAACCGTGAATAAAAAATCAAATGAAAACCCATTGGGTTCACGGCCCCCACGGCCCCACAGCAACAGAGGTGCTCTGAAAAATATAAAAATTTTTGAATTTGTGATACAGTGATACCGTGCTCCAACACGCATGGGGATTTCTGAAAAGCCCCGTAGATATACGGTCTAGCACGGGAGTAATAGCCCTAGGAGAAGTCCCCATCCGTGTTGGTGAATGCGCAGACTGATGCGCGATGCGACTGCCCATGAGTAAGTGAACAGGGGTGCCGATTAGGCGGCACAGCAGCGGAACCTTCCACAAGCTGGAGATCAGTACCAGCCACCAACAACCTATTTATATGTGATACATTTCGCAAATGTCACAACTCGCATTGACCACAGACACCCAGCTCCCTGATTGGTTGCAGGCCCCTGCCTCCAACAAGCAGGTGATCGCCGAGCTTAACCAGACCATGTTCGAGAATATGTTCGAGGTGGCTTTGGTGCGCATCGCCTGCGGGGTCCCGCTCAAGGAAATCTTGGCCGAGGACTTTCGCCAGCCTGAGTATGAGCACTTCCTTCGTTGGATTCACAAAGACGAGGGGCGTAAGTCGCGCTACTACGAAGCCCAAGAGATGGGTGCGGAGATGGTCGCCAGCGAGATGCTCGAGATTGCCGATGCCAGCGACTCACTGGAGGACGTGGCCCGGTCTACGTTAAGAATCAACACCCGCAAGTGGCTCTTGGGCGTTTGGAACCGCAAGCGCTTTGGCGATGTGAAGCAGATCGAACAGAACGTCACGATTGACATGGGCGCAGCGATGGCTGACGCCCAAAGACGCGTGGACAACGCACGCACGGTAGATGTAGAAGCTAGGATGGTTCGATGAGCAACAGCCCCACGAACAAAGAGCAGGCGCTGATCACAGACCTGCTCCAGTTTAAGTATGACCCATTGGGCTTTGTGCTCTATGCGTTCCCTTGGGGCGTCAAGGGCACACCACTCGAGAAGCTCAAGGGGCCTAGGTCTTGGCAGCGTAAAGAGTTTGAGCGCATCGGGGAGCACATGCTGCTCG